ATCTGCTTATAGTAGTCACGAGAACCATAACCACTCAGTAGATCACGAAGTTCTCTAGCACGAACATATGATTGTTCATGATACTTGATTACATCATCGACGCAAGATAGAATCTCTTCATACGTCTGTCTGCTTGATACTTTGTCATCTTGCAGGTAATCGTCGATAGCATCCTGCATACGATCTTTGCGTTGTTCTTCATAAGTTTTTTGAGGGGATTGAAGAAAGGAGTCAGTCATTAAAATTCCTCGTTACGACGGCGGTCAAGATATTCGATGATCTCACCACGCCACTCAAGTAATTCATGGTAGCATTTCTGATCATGTGCATCTTGACGTAGCTCATGGTCTGGTTTGAGAACACTCTCATAAAAGATAAAGAAAGCGTCTTTACGTTTCTCTTGTTTGTTCGTGTCCCAGTCCATTGAATTCTAGCGTAGTGGTAGTATTTTAGATTGTTTTAACAGGAAACCCAGACAATTTCAGGATTTCTTTATGTTTGAGGAGGACCAGCAGGTCCCCACCCATCGTTCTCAGGAACACAGTCATCATCATCAACTTGATCGACGGATGCAATGTCACATACTGGCACCTCATGCTCACCACCTACAAGATACCATGGCATAACGACACCATGATACTCTGGATGTGCTTGGAAGTCCACAGGGTATTCTTTATCACCCAGATACTTTAGTTCGCTTTCTGGAATAGCGTTGTCTCGTAACATTGCTTGTAGCTGCAAGTGCGTCAACTCGTACTGCGTGGGTACTCTCATTAGATCTCCAAAGTTTGCGTTGTCTTTTGTATTCTTCATTGTTTGCAACGATGTCACGTACTCTCTTGAATATCTGAGCACTTTTATTATAGTCACAGGTCCAGTGATCAGATTCTTGAGGGCGGACCTCACCATTGTCATCATACTTTGTACCTGAGTGATGATTAGCATATCGACGAGCACGAGTAAATCCCATCTCTAGAAACTTACGACACATATCCATACCTACAAAGTCTTTAGCGTCTCTGTAGTCAAGATACATCGCATAGATTTTGTTTGCAGACTTAACTGCTAGCTCAGGAGTTCTGAATTTCCAATGAGCACAAATGTCGTTTGTATAAGGGCGAACCAGTAGAACTCCTTGTTCTCCCCTACCGATACGATAAAGTTCGTGAGTTGCTGGATCTGTAAAGTCAAGTTCCTCGTAAGGTAGTTCATAGCAAAATTCAAGCATGGATCTCGTGCTCGCTGTCGCTATCCTACCATGCTGTCAAGGGCGTGTCAAGCGCCTGGGAACATGATATTGAATGAGATTGAAATTCTGTCTTGATCTGTGTTATTCTCTTCTACATTATGACCAATGTATGCTGGGAACATGAAGACCCTACCTTCTTTTGGTAATATTTCATGAACTGCCCACTCATCCACGTTTTTACTGATAGGATGCATAAACTTCTGTGCTGCATACTCTGATGGATGATGTAATACTAAAGAACCTGCCTGTCTTGGTTGTGGTATGCTTACACCATTACCATCAGTCCTTGAAGGTACATTAATGTATATGATACCAGCAGCAGATGCTCCTGGGTGTATGTGTTGTGAGTTCCAAGAGTTAGGACCATTGATATTAAACCACCAGTTCTGTATCCTTGTGCCCCTACCGATAAATGATGTCAACTCATTTTGAATTGATGTGATAACATATGTCATCGATGGGGATTTATACAATGCCGTTGCATCTTGTGGTCCAACCTTGATAGACTGCCAAGAGTTTCTGCCACTTGCAATCTCTGCTGGATAGTCTTTCTTTACTTTATATGCAAGATCGATGATATTTTGTTTGTGATCATCAAAGAATAGTACATCATGCTCATATAGATGAACAGGAAATATTTCTTGTTTTCTCATATTATCTCCATTGTGGACCACATGCCCACGCTACAAAAACTTTACGAATACCAGATGTAACTGGTAATACTCTATGTGTCATGACAGATGGAAATATAAGAATATCACCCTTTTCTAATTTGAGTGTCTTAATTTCTACACCATTGTCATTCTCATAGCTAACTCTCTTGAATTGAAACTCTCCACCCTCATATTCATCATTCAATACAAGCGTCATTGATAATTTCCTTGCTGCATCACCATCATGAACATGCCAATCGTCATGCCAATCATAATGTTGATCATTTTTATATGTAATGAACTGAATAGGTATCATTGACTTGAGATCAAACTTCCAATAACTATTGTTTGCTTTGATCAAGTTTGCAAATATGTAGTTGTTGATTTGTTCATCTTTAACTACACTAACATTACAGTCACGAATCTCTTTCTTAGAACCATCTACCATAAGACCACCAGCATTCCACTTGTGGTCATTATCATTTACATACTTTAGAATTAAATTAAGAGAGTCGTCTGGTATCTTTACCTTTATCCATTCTTTTAACTTATTAGTTGGCATTATTCATCATTTCCAGAAACTCTTCGTATCTCTCTTGATACATTCTGTCTACTTCTGGAACTGGATTGCCAATAGTTACTACACTACCAAATGGAACATCAAAAGATGAATCTGCAGATCCACCCATCCATGCAACGTAATTAATATCGAACTCTTGTGCTCCTGTTTCTTGATTGATCTTTGGGATCATCATAATCTTATACGGGAAAATAAAAGAAAATCCTACTTTATTTCCATTCGCATCAAGACTGTCACCGACTTTAGAAACAAGTTCTTCGCCAGTGACTAGTTTAATAATTTTAGTGTCCATAATTTATTCAGGTACTGTTACTAATCCTTTATCCAATAGAAATTTAGCTACATCAGCAATTGTAGCATATGCTGTATCATCAATCAATGTATATGGAGTTTGATTGATGTCTGGGAATGCTGTTCGGAATTCTTCCATACTAATATCACTTCCAATTCTTACCTCTGTCCAAGTAAGGTTTGCTCTTTCCAGTAGAGTTTTGGCATGGGTGCAGTAAGTACACCCTGATGCTGTAAATAATTTAACTTCCATTGTTTTAATTCTGATAAATTATACTCTGCTTGTCAACGACATAGCATTTGAAATAATACTCATCGGTCTTGTCACCCAACTGTGTCTTTGTTGGGAACCATTCTTTAGCACTAATTATTGCTGAGTCTTGACTAGTCATTTTGATAATGTTATCATCACCAGTCTTGATTGTCAACAACAGGTCATCTGGAAGAAAGTCTTCATAGTATGCATATACTTTATCTTTTACCGATTGCTCTGCTCTGTCAAGATCATTGTTTGTAAAGTAAATGTACACACATGTGTTCTCTGCAGCACATTGATATAAAATATCAAAAATATCGTATGAATCTACAATATCAATCATTCTCCACTACCTCCAACGGTCTTTAGTAGCTCATCAACGTATTCTGCAGATGTTTGTGGCCATTGTGTTCTCTGACTCATTCTATTTGTGTAGTCCTTATAGTTCATCGGACTATTTACACTCTGTTTAACTAACAGATACTGTACAATTCTCTCTTTAAAGTGGTTAATCATGAAACCAGAGAGATTCTTGTATTGTGTCACTGTGCTGAGATATGTCTCTCCCTCTTGTTTAGTATGGGAGTAATGATATTTCCAATCATTAGGTGAGATAGGAAAGTTGACATTCTCTGGTTCTGAATACATGTCAGTTTGAGGAACGTCTCTAAGTTTTTGTCTATATGTTACCCACATAGATTTCTCATCATCTGGTAATGGACAATCAGATAACATTACCCAATCAGAATCCTCTAGTAAGAAGTTTCTAATAAGACGAATACTAAACCACGAGATTGCATTGGATCTATAGTGTGCTTCTGATATCTCTTTTTGGAAACTTTCTTTCTCGACACTATCCATCAAGTAGAAAGCATCCTTTAACTTGTTAAAGATTACTTGCGCTTGATCATTATCAATTTCCTCCATCTCATAATCTTTCCACTCATATTCATTAGTGGAATGATTTTTTACAAACTTTCTTCTCTTAGCATGATACGCACCAGTATCATAATAATTTAACTGAATTAGCTTGTCCTTGTCAGTATCCCACATAGGATACAACAGGGGACCGATATGCTCAGTCCAGTAGTTTTGAGTGATTTCTCTTTCGATTCCTCTATAACTTACCATCTTCTGAACTGAATTCAGTTGAAGAATAAGTTTGGGAACGTAAGATTATGTTACGATACTCATGATTTCTTAGATGGAATTGCCCCTGTTTATCTATTTAGAATGCTTTTATCAAATACTTAGTTAGGCAGTATGGTTCAATGAGTGGAATTGCTTTAACTGGGTCTAATGCTGGTGTAGGTGTTAATGGTGTTCCAGCAGATAGAGTGAATCTCATATCATTAACATCATAACCTGCAGGATGTAATGCATTAGCAGATCCTTCAACGTTATATGTTATTGTTTTAGCATCACTACTGATTTCACCTGACGTTCCTACAAACTGTGTATCAGTAATAAAATCATAGTAATAAAGGAATTCAACGATACCAAAATGATCTCCGTCACTAGCATTGTCATTTGAACCAGATGCAACGCTTCTCTTTTGTTTGATTTGGAATTTAGTACCAGGAGCTCTAGCATTTGATGGTAATGTTAATGTATATGTAAACCAGTTAGTTGCTGCTGTACCACTACCATTACCATCGTATGAACTTGCAATTTCTGCAGAAGTAGGTCTAGGAACTAGAACACCAACAAAGTTAGATGCAGGGAAATTATCAGATCCATCTGTGTTGTAATATAATACTAATTCATCTGCAGAATCATCTGGTAATTCTCCACCATTAATATTGTTACCTCTACATGCTTTAACACCAAACTCAACAACATCAGTTGTATCACTTGCTGTAATAGTAATAAATCTTTCTAGCTCTGCTCCACCTATTTTTACATAACGAGTATATGCAGAAGAACTACCAGAAACAATAGTAATATTGTTTACGGAACCAGAAGCATCAATTGAAGCAATTGCTTGTGTTCCTCCACCAGAACCACCCAAGAATCTAATTTCTGGTGCTTGAAGATAACCAGATCCACCATTTCCTAAGTTGACACCTGTCACAACACCATTACTAACAACTGCTGTTGCAGTAGCACCACCTCCAGGTTGGTCTCCCTGAGCTAAAATCTGAACAATAGGAGCTTGAGTAGTTGGTAATTTAAAACCGCCAGCAGATGTTTGTCCACTACCAGACGCATAAATGTCAACACCCTCAGATCCTTTGATTACAACGTCACCAATAGTATCATCAGTGTTTCCACCAAATGTACCTAAAAACTTCTTGGTAGTTACTTTTACATAACCATCAGATGCATCTGCACTAGTAATAGGAGTGGCATTTTCTACATATCCAGATGAAATTGTTCTACTGAATGCACTTGGATTTCCTGTAACAATACCTCCTGTTACACCATTACCACCACTGCCAACTGTTACAGTAACAGATGAAGCATTTAATGGTTGCATCACAGTATCTGGTACTTCTACTTGAAGTCTTCCACCCATACCACCACCGCCTGCTGATGCGGTCCAGTTGTTTCTATTTTCATTAACAAAACCAACCATTCTACCGTTATTACCACCACTACCATTAGGAGTGCTAGAACTACGACCAGAATTATGATTAACATCACCACTAGAAACTACAGAGAAGAAGTCACTACGGTAGCTACTTAATCCTCTAGCACCACCATATCCACCGCCGTGACCGCCAAAACCGCCACCACCACCGCCAGGTCCACCAGCGGATGCACCACCTGAGTCACCAGGACCAGCAGCACCACCAGTTTGAGAGGCAAGACCAACGCCGCCGCCTCCGCCGCCTCCGCCGCCACCTGTACAACCATAGTTACCACCGTTACCGCCGCCACCTACAAATAGGTTTTGACTGACTGCTTGCATACCATCTGTAATTGGGTTACCATATGCATCATCACCACATTGTCCTTCACCAGCGCCACCGCCGCCGCCACCTCCACCAATACCAGCAATAATATTGGTTGCTGTAGCGTTATATACTAGACCAGCGCCACCGCCGCCACCACCGTCTTGAATATATCCATCACCACCTGATCCACCGCCACCGCTTCCATTTCCACCGCCACCACCAGTGCCAGGATATCCAGATGAACCTGCGCCACCTGGGTAGAGATAGAATGTTCCAGTTATATCACCATTGCTATCTGGATTGATAGACAATCTGGCATACTTTCCATTTCCTCTACCACCAGTGGTACATCCACCAGAGTTTGTAGAATATTGACCAATACCAGTTGTATATGTTCCACCAAAGTTTTGACATTGAGCACCTGCTGCTCCATACATGTCAATGTAAGCACCTTGGAGAGCCCAGATAGTAGGATCTTGACTGGAAGCAAAAAATGTAGTATTAGATGGGTATGTAACGTCTTGTACAATTCTTTCTACAGTAGAGGTAACTGATAAGAATTCTCCAAAAGATCCAGATCCACCATCTGAAGTTCCTTGAGGAATTCCTCTCCAGTTTGGATCTGCTTCATCATATTCACCATTCCAGAATTTTCCTTTATCACCATCTTGAGCACCTGCACTACCTGCTCCTTCTATAGTAGTTGCTTGCAAATCAATGGTAATATCATTAGCATATGTTCCTGCAACTGTACTAGCTCCACCAGGACCGCCACCACCAGCAGTATCAACATATGGAACAGAACCAGTATTTTCTGCAACTGCTAGACCACCAGTACCACCACCTGCGGTTAGTGTCAAACCAGATCCATCACCAACCAAGACAGTTGATGCAGTTCCATTACTACCTGCTGTAGTCCATACACCACCAGAACCACCTCCACCAATCATTTCAATTGCTAAAACATCAATATCAGTTGTAAGTGGAACTGCATATGTACCAGCTACATTATACTCATATTCAGTCTCTTCATAAAATGGTGTTCCTCCAGTAGAAACACTTCTACCACCAATCTCAGAGGAATTGGTAAACACTTTACTAAGAGGTTGTGGTGTATATGTAATCTCTTCAAATGTTCCACCACCACCAGAAGCAAAATAGTTTCCTGCAGGATTTAGAGATCCAGGTCCTTGGTCACCACCAGCATAGTTAAAAACATCGTATGTAGCTATATTTTGACCAGTTAGTCTTTGTTTAGATAATACATGACTGTGAGTTAATTTGATACCTCCTGCAGGACTGAATCCTTGAACTCTACCATTTCTAGTTCTATATCCAGTTAGATATGGGTCTCCTCCAAATCCAGTATCAAATCCTTGAACCTGAGGTACTTCCGAGTGAAGAAGGAAATGATCATGAACAGGAGCACCATTTAGATCATCATCTGCAAGTGTAACATCGATCTGTTGATATCCAACAACCTGTCCTGCAACGTCTGCTACTACATCTGTATATCCTGTTGTTCTAATATTTCCTAGGTTGAAAAATCCTTCTTGGGTGTCTTTACTTAGATACCATTTACCACCCTGAACTCCAACCTGCAATTCAACGTTACCAATAGCAGGAGATCCAGATCCATAAACAGGACCGAAACCAACAACTTTTTTTGCTTTTAAATCAGGAACCTTGAAAGTTCCCATGTCTTCTGGCCAAAACTCAAATACATTAGTTTGTGTTACTGGCACTCCACCAACATTTCCTGCTGTTCCTCCATATTTGTTACCGATACTTTCAAATAATAGAGGATAATCCTTAATATTATATTCTGACCCATCACAGTACAAATATCCATAGTATTGAAACTCTGGGTTATTATATGGTTGCGGATCTCCAGGGTCAACATCATATGCTGCTGTCCCATTTATAGGAGTAGAGCTAGGTCTAAACTCAGTATCAAAAGAATTACTATTATCTTTTGTCTTGAAGACATTAATAATCGTTCCAATAGAAAGACTATCTGGACCTTTCTCTTGATAAAAAGACTGTCTATTGTTTCTGTATACAGGATTTGAAGCAACCATTTTAAGTCTTAATTAGATATTCAACAATAATGAACGGAGCAGTAGCAACGTCAATTGATGCTGCACTTGATGGTGTCAGTGCTAATGTAGTATTTAGATTGTCTGGGTCAATCAGAGTAGCATCAGTGACAATAGAATATTGATGATCATATCTCTCAACTTCAATTTTATGACTATGAATAGTAGGATCTCCTTCTACTTCATTTTCATTAACCTGAGTATAAACGTTACGTGCCTGTGGATATGAACGAGAAGCTAAAACTTGACCATTAATTGGTAGAACATCATCTAGAGGTAAACCTTTCCAGTCATTTGGCAAGTTACTAGCAGGATAGTTATAAGTTGGTGGTACACCACCATCTTCATCTCTAGGACTTCTGTTCTTTTCGTTATTTCCTCCACCAGGGCAACCACTAAAGCTTGAACCAAGACTAAAAAATGTTTGACCTTCATTAATTCTGGTTCCCTCAATACCAAACCAATCTTTATCTAGTTCGTAATCGACAGAATCTTTAAGAAGACAGTAGCATCTAAGATTAGTAATAGAACACCCACTCTCACATTGGTTATATCTAGAAATATATTCAGCAAACGTCAAGAATGTATTAACGTCCTGAACTTCTTCTCCAGCTAGAGTACCAGATGCGATTGCCCAACATGCTGGTTGTCCACTTCCAGGACTGCTATTTGATGGAGATGTAGATTTGGTAGCATCTAACCATGCATCAATATCAATAGTCGATGCTGTCTTAAAGAAGTTAATACCAATAGGAATATCGTTACCAGTGTCAGTCAAAGATGGATCATTTTCAAATCCACCGTCAAATCCTACCTGAACAATACCACACATATCAAATGCGTTTGGAGCACCAGTGGTGTTATTAGGAAGTTCTGATTGTTGCTGTTCACCAATATTAATTACATTACCATCTGCATCTAAAGTAGGATTATAACCACCAGGATTAGATTCTAATCCACCACCTGCTTGTACAACTGTTTGTACGAATTTGAAATTAAATGTGCCAGTTCTATATGCTTGAGGAATTGGGAGTGATTGTGTTCTCCAACTATCGTATTGTGCATCATATTGACTAGTTGAAAGTCCACTTTCTCTTCTAGCAGGTAGAATTGGTGATGTACTCTTAGTACCATCTGGCCAGACAATATAAATTCCTTCACCTGCATTGTTAACACGCTCACCACCATTAGAGTCATTACCCATGATTGCAGTAACGCTCAATAGAGAATATCCTGGATTTGTCAGAGTAATAGTATATTCCCTTTGAACTTGCAAACTACTAAAAGGACTGGTTCCTGATGTACCAAAAGCAACATATCCTGAACCAAAACCTGGAGAAATAAATCCATTTAGCTCACCACTACCAGGACCATAACCTACAAATGCAGTACCACTATATTGTGGATTCAATGATCCATCAGTGACATCAATTGTAATTGGTGGTAATGTAAGAACTCCACCTGTTGCACCAGATTTTGATTTAACACGAACTCTACTTGTACTAGAGAAGTGCATGTGTGGATAAATCTGTGCTGCATCTACACTCTCTGCATCAGTTCTACCATCATTTCCCCAACGCCAAGATGGTTTTCCTTTACAAGCAAACGTTTGAGATGGTAAGATAAATTTACCACTATAAGTAATTTGAACAACAGGTTCAATAGCAGTTGCTTCAATACCAATTCCAGATCTGGTAACAGTTGTACCATTCTGAGTTGTTGTTAAAATATTGTTGAAAACACCAGCATCACCACCAGAGACAGGTCTAGGAATTTTAGATCCCAAATCAGGAACTACAAATTCTTCATCACTAATAGATCCGATTACTTCATCATTGATATCGAATTTTAAGAATTTACAATTAAGTCCCGTCCCACAAATTTCTGCTAATAGAGGATAATCTCTGGCATTATATTTTGCACCATCACATCTAAGATAACCTGCAGGTAGTTTTTCTACCATATCAAAGTTATTTGGATTTGAACCAGAAGCTAATTCAACGGGATATGCCACAACTGTTCCCGTCAAAGTTCCATACTTTGATCTCTCTTTTGTGTAATGTGTTGCCATTAGTACGCTCTAATTATATACACAATATTTTGTGATGGGTTAGCGACCTGCGCTGATATATTTAGTGCGCCATTGATGGTCTGAGCAAGGACATCACCTTTACTTACATTATTTACAGGTACAGTTGTTGGTCCTTTTAATCCACCACCCATCTCAATTTCAAATGTTCCGTGATCGTGTCCCCTAAAAGTTTGACCAGTAGGATCTTGACCTGATGGTGGTCTATTCATATTTGTAGGATATGTACCATCTCTAAAAGTTACTGCCTTTGTATTAACACCACCGCCAGCAACGTTCTTACTTAACTCTACAACATATTCATAGTTTCCAACAGATCCCTCACGAGAAATTGCTACTACCTGAGTTCCTCTTTCAAGATATGCTCCAGAACCATAGTCTTCTTCATCAACTTTTACTAGCATGAATGGTCGAATATAATCATATCCAGTTCCAATAAATGTTCCTGCGGGAATTGTAAAGCTAGTTGATCCTGATTGTAATGTCACATCAAAAGACTGTGCTGGTCTATACTCTGGATCATCTGGGATACCTGTAGGACCCACAAATCCAGTGCCATAACCGAAGAAGTTTCTACTACCAAAGAACTCCATTGGTCTTGGGAAAAATCCTTCCCATGCAACTTGTGCGTGAGTAGTAATTGGTTTTGCTGTAAATGTCTCAGTATATGCACTCAATCCATCGTAGATAACATCTGGAGCAGTTTCAGGTGGAATCTGAGAATAATCATAGTCTGGTGTGCTAATAAACTCATTGAATTGAAACGTTTCAATCAAAGTAGTATCATCAAAGTAAGTAATAAATCCAGCACCATTACACCATCTAGGAGCATCTGGATCAGAAAGAGACGCCTGTAACCATGAGACATCAGGACATCCAGCATCTCCAGATTGACTACCACCAACCTGCATAGCTACAGGATAGAATAATTCAGGACCAGATGCACCACCAACTGCAGTTGTGTATTCACCAGGGTGTCTGTGTGTTGGCATATGGTTAATGCCTAACTTTCTACCAATAGAATATACAGTTGCTGTGAATGATGGATTTGATATCGTAATGTTAGTTTCATTAGCTCCACCTCTCAATTTTCCAGAAAATTCAATGTCACTGGGAATAGAAAAAGAAATGTTAGTGTCGGCACTGATATTAGTCGTAATGGATTTTGTTAATCCATCATCAACAACCAAATCATCTCCTGCTTCATCAACTAATTTTAAGTAAGCATCTGCTTGCCCTGCTTGATAATCAGCATCAAATAACATCGATGGTTCTAAGTCCATCATGACTCTACCAGTAATGTCTGGAACTTTCACTGTGCCACCATATTCAGGAAAATCTCCCGTAATATCTGTGCCACCATAACTATTACCCAAAACAGATGATAGTAATGGGTATCTGTCAGCTTGATAGACTCTGCCATCACATAATATCCAACCTTTGGGAACGTTGGATGAGAGAGTTCCATCGTTCCCGTTCCCCGCCCATGGCATGATAGTGCCAATTTTGGCGGTCTTCATTGTTTTAATTTGACCGTAATTTTGTGCCATAGGATTATAGTTCGACTAACCACCAACCACGAAGATTGGAAGGAATTTCTGTTGCGTTTGGATCATTTGGTGCGTCTGTGTTGCCAACATATACAAGACCGAACGAAGCGTTACGTGTCTGAACAATCATTTCACCACCAGCATATGGATTAGTCAATAATGTAGATCCAGAACCAGCAACTGCTCTGGTTCCTTGCAAGTCACCTTGAACTGCTACCGCATTTCCATCAACTGGAAGTGCTCTGATAATTAAGCTAGTGTTGTAACTTAAGTTGCCAGTTAGTTCTACAAATCTAATTATGTCACCAGTTACTGCATAATCTGGGAGATAAACAACCATGTTACCACCAGAAGATAGGTTAAGTAGATAGTTGTTGTTTGGTTGTAGTGGATTGCCTGTTGTCTGACCTAATCCAGTTGCAGAAGCGGCAACATATGTCCATCTTCTACCACCATTTTTGTTAAGGTACTGTGTAATACCAAATGCATCAACAGATCCATCTTGGTACATGATGTAGTCCTTAGGACCAGCAAGACCACCAACACCAGCAGAACCTAGGTTGTCAATATGAAGAACTGGAGTGGAAGGTGATTCAACCTCAGTTACTTGACCCTTAATGTAAAGGTCAGCACCCATTTCGACACTACCATCTAGTCTGCTAACCTTGAAGTTACGTTCGTTAGCACATACTCCGTTCTCTTGACACTGTTGGTTGTAGACTAAGAGGTCACCAAAGATGTTAGCTTCACCGTTGAGGAACATTCCTCGCTTACCTGTGAGTGGGTCAATGATAGAACCATCACCAGAGTGACCATCATCGTTGGCAACGTTGAAGACGAGGGTTTGACCGTCTCCACCAAAGATTCTGAGGTTACCACTAGTAATCTCTACATTACCATGAGAGGTAAGATTACCACCACCAAAGAATGTACTGATTGATTGATCACTATTTCTAACAGACTTAGATAGTCTGACACCAAATACACTATCATTGCTGCCATCGATGCTATCAGGCCAGAAGATCTCAGTTCCAATTCTGACATAATATGGATAGTCAAGTTTCTCAGAAATTAGGTCACCATTGACCAATCTCATACGAATCTTATCTGGTTCAATATTTGGAGATTCTACAATTACTCTGCCTGTAGCAGGAATAATTTCACCTAGAGTTGTAGTCTGTAGATCTTTCTGGAGTTTGACTAGAATGTCACCACCACTCCAACCTTGTGCAGTAGAATCTTCTACTGCTCTACCACCTGTAGGATACTCAGCATAAACTCCACATGGAAGGAACTTATTACCACTACCATCTGTATATGGATCATCAGTAACTCTGATCATCTCATACTTGGTCAATGCGCCATCATAGATGAGACACAAGTCACCTTTCTGGAATGGATTGATGTCATTAACAGGGATATTAGGTGTAGAAGCAAAGACTTGACCAGTGCTCTGGTTAGCTGCAACTGTGGTCTGTGGACCATTTTGCTGTGCTGTCTCTGGATCCCATCTGTAAACATGAACTACATCAGTCATGCTATGTGCAGCAGGTGTAGTTCCAAGATATCCGCCTCTAGCAAATATCGTTGCATACTGACTACCAAACTCAACATCACCAGTACAAATATCAAGTTCTGCAGTCTTATAGAGAGAATTTCTAAACGTTAGTTTAGTATTTGTGTCTCCTGCTGTTCCATCAGAACATGTACCATTGAAGTTGACGTTACCGTAAATGAATGTAGTTGTATCATCATTTCCAGGATCACCAAGGATAACACTACCAGTAGTAGAATCAACCTCAAAGACTGTCTCTTCTGAGAGACTATCACATCCATTCTTAACGCTAAACTTCTTAGCTACTTGATCAAGTAGAGAAGCAACCTTAACAACTTCACCCTGGTTGTCAGTGCCATCACCGTTGGTGTCTTCACGACTGATGATAACATAATCAATGTTAGGTCTTAGTTGTCCTCCAAACTCAGAGAGATATACATTATCTTGTGCTCCAGAACCATCAATAGGTTGAGTAATCCAAGTAGCATCAAATGCGATGTTAATCTTCCAGATGTTTGTAGTATCTGGGTGGTTCTCCTTGATAGCAGTAAATGTACCAAGTGGTTGACGCCTTACCTTGAGGTAGTAAGGAGCAGTTTCTGCACCTTGTAGACCATCTTCTGTAATCTGTACGATTTCAGGATGAGTGGATCCAGTAACGCTAGTATCAATAATGAAGCGATCAAGTGCCTCGAAGTATGGTGTAGGTTTGTACTTGACTGGTAGATAGAATTCATCACCAGTTAGAGCAGGAAGATCTGCTCCTTCAGCACCTCCTCCAACAACTACAGATTGGTAAGTAGCATCACCCCAAGGATCAGAACCTTGAGTATCAATTCTGTTAAATCCTGCAGCTAGTTCTGCTTGAGTTGGAATGTTTTGATTAACAACATCAATGACTAGGACATTGACAATATCAATATTCTGGTTATACTGATTTGCTCCAAGAATTCCACTAGCATGATTAATGACTGTGGATCCTAGTTGTCCTCTATCTCCAGTGAAGGAGAAGGATGCAAATCCACCACATAGAGTGATGCTAGAATTAAATCTAGAGCTAGCATCTACGAGTAGATTGTTTCTAATCTTAGTCGTACCACCCTGACCACCAATGTTAACTTCAGATGCGTTAGTAGCAAAGTCTAGTGTCTGGGTATTTCCAGTAAAGAACTTAACAATACCTGCTTCAGTTCCGAGAGTAACAATGTTTTCTGGGTTAGTTCTATCACCACCAAGAACTTTGTTAGCACCGAAGGTTACGTCACCAGCAAAGTTAACTCTTCTGTTTCCAAATGTGGTGAAAGAGTTAGAGGAGTTGTTACCATATGCACCACCAATTTTAACCTTGGAGATGTTAGATGCAGTGTCTGCAATATCACCGAGGAAGATGTTAGAGTGATCAGTGCTGTTACCAATAAAGATAAACTGATCGTCTGTGGTTGCATCAGCAATCTCAACATACTTGAGACTGTTACCAATGTATAGACCAGAAGATGCATTTCTATCAAGTACACCAGCAGTGATGCTTAGGTTGCCATTGAATGTGCTATCACTTACTAAGTTGAAGCTACCATTTGTCTGGGAGGTTCTGATCTCAGCAACTGCGCCGTCATCACCATTGACTTCGATGTCATGCTCAAAGCGAGCATCATCAGTAAATCTAGATGTACCATCAACAACCAGTGCTCTGTCGAGTTGAGAATTATCAACATTGATACCAACACGACCATTGTTTGTAGTAGCAACACGTAAGACTGCCTCATCATTAGGAGCAGAACTGTCACCACCAACTAGTAGAGCATTGTCTTCTGCTGTCTTATCACGATCAGCAAAGTTAGTGTGATCTAAGAAATCACCAGTGGTACGACCACTAATGAATGCAGTACCAACAACATCAAGGTTTGCACGAGGATCAGTCGTAGCAGTATTTACCCATGCATTTGTGTATGCACTATGTGGAGCACGAGCAACAGTGTTGATGCCTAGCTTGTAGTTACCAATTGTCTCAGTCTCAGTTCTGAGTGCTTCACCACCAATAACTCCAACTTCCTTCCAGTTAGCATTAGAGAACTCAATAGTTGGTTCATCTGCACCAACTGCAGTACCAGCAATAATATTCTCCCATGCCTGAGTATCCTGAGGAATCTGATCGATTACTTGGAAGTGACAGTAGTTATTGCTTGGGTTGAATGCATCACCTGGTTTAGCAGCATATACCTGCCAAGTTAGGTTCAGTCTAGGATCATAATAGAAGTTCTTGATTCTAATCTGAGAAGCAGAAGTAATTCCGATATCAGTGTTAGAAAGAGCAACACCACTATTAAAGTCTCTGAAGGAGAGTTTAACAACATTAGTGCCATCGAACTCAATATTGTCAATTTGATTATTTGTAATCTGAGCGAAGTAGTTAGATAGAACCCATGCAATAGATCCATTCTTACCAACTTCAGATCCCTTGAATAGAACATCGCCAGGAGCAGCAAGAACACCACCATAATTTACAAATTGTGCTGCATTAATTCTAGATCCACCACCAGAAATTAGTGGAGATTGGTTAGGAGTAATGTTAGATGCAACACCAGCAACAGTGTGCGTCTGGAACATGTAGCTCTGACCATTTCCTCTAGCGTTGAACTGGAAGATAGCAGAACGAATTCTGTTCTTGCTTAGTCTGATATCACCCTCAGTTGGAGGAGCAAATGCAGTTCTGTCTAGACCTTCGTCTTGCTCTAGTTGAGTTACAGGATCAACAGAAGATACATTAGAACGGATGATCAATGCATCTCTTGCCTGAGTTAGATCTTCATCTTGAATTGCAATTGTGATTGGCGATTCAAATGTGTTGACTAGCTCTCCATCACCACCAACGATTGTAATATTCTGGTTGAATGTTACAGGTGTATCGAAGGTAGTAACGAGACCGTCTAGTACATCATCCTCGTCTCCATCATCTGCTAATGTAGCAGCATCAATGAATGTCTCTTCGCCAGTAATAGCATTGATTCTTCTATTACCAATATACAAGTCACCTTGTGAGTTGATACCAGTATAGAATACGATACCAGCGTCTTGTTTCTTACTTTGTGCGTAGAAGTCTTCTTCAGGTGTTAAGACAACTTCCTGACGTGCTGGGAGACCAGTAGAGTAGTTACCAGGACCGAAACCAAGATATTCAAACGTGTGGTTACCAGCACGAGCGATAGATGGTCTTCTAAGTTCAACGTAATAACGCTGATCGGAAAGAACTGTGCTATCACCAGCAATTGGAATCAAGCGATCTTCAGAACCTGAAGTTGCATTGCCTTTCTGTGCCTGAATTGCATTTGCACCAGTATAAGTGTTAAGTAGGAATGCAGGTTGTTCAGTTAGGTCTGCAACCATTTCTCTGGTTGTTGATCCCTTGAAGTCGTTAACTGTGACAAGACCATGTACATAGTTGTCAGCAGCAGAGAATGCCTGTGGAGGATCAATCAATGCAGCATAGTAATCTTTCTCTTCTTGAGATGTACCAGAGTTCTTGAACCAGAGAGGATCGTTTCTATAGTTCAGAGGATATAGCTTGCTGACTGGTTGAGAGAACTTAAACTTCTTAAAGTTATTAGTTACACCAGCACCAGTTGGGAATGGTGAGATATTACCACGTAGTGCAGTTAGATAGTAGATACCATCTTGCTGTCCAGAAATTCTCTTCTGTAGGGTCTCATATCCGAAGATGTAGAATGTATCTTCGATGACTCCTGCATCCTCAACACTATCAACATAGTATTCAACACCAGCGTCGTCTTGAATACGATCACCAGGGGTGATAGTATAAACGTTAGCGCCGTTTTGCTTGTAGAAAAACTCAGGATTATTTTTTGCAATTTGGGTCTTCAGAGGTAGGGATTTGCCCATATCCTGATCCTCAAGCATGTCAGCGAAGACAGTGCCCTGAGTGAATCTTGTGTTAGCATACTCACTATACTCAAGAGTACCACCACGGATATTCTTAATGATTAGATAGTGCTCACCATTTACGGTGTAGTATGCATGGACATTAGCTAGACCAGAAGAATTACCAGCGAAACTAATAGCATTAGGATCTGCTGCCTGATTGTCAACCTTACTGACTACGAAGTTACCACCTTGAGGTGCAGTAATCTTAACTGTAGTGAATGTCTCGTTTCTTAGACCAGGGAAGTTTCTAGTATCAACAGCATGGTCATAGAGACTCAACTCAAGATACTTAATAGAAGGATCCAGAACATCTTCTACATAACGACCAGACTGAATAGTTGCCTGAATACCAGAGGTAAATCTTGCAAATGCTCTATACTCAATAGCAGCACCTGTTAGATCTTTCTTGAATGGATCATACTGTGCATCGAGATTAAGATTATTGTTTGCAAAATCAGTAGAATCATAACCGATGTATTCACCTGCTTGTACTGGGTTCTCAAAACGAGCACCATATACTGTACCTACAACTGGTTTTAATAGAACTTTCTGTGGTACTAGCTTACGAGTGTCGTCAGTTCTTGTCTTAAGAACGAATCCATTGATAGGATCTCTAGCATTCTCAAGGTACTTAGGAATAACGAAACGTAGTTTGTATGTTCTTTCATCCTTGTCACGATTATCTTCTAGACGCTCATACCACATGTCAGTGGATCTCTGTCTATCAGCGTAATCAGACTCGTTAATTCTCCAGAAGATGTTATTCTTCTTGACGTTATCTGGTTGACCAGTAACTTCATCCTTAGTCTGGATGTACCACTTACCATTGGTTGCGGTAGCATCTGTATATCCTGGGTCGAAACGCATTGGCGAACGACGCTTGTTAGCATAAACATTGAAGACAACGCCTGCTTGACCAGATGCAAATGTAATTGGATTTACATTATTGATTGCATCAGCATGTGTCTTGTGTAGGGTTAGAACCTTATTGTTCTGATAACGAGTGAAGAACTCAATGTTAGGATTAATTCTACCAAGATTAGCATCAGTTGTATCAGTTACAGCAACCTGAGCATCACTTGCATAGGTTGTAGAAACTAGAGGTAGAACACCACCCTCAATAGCTCTGATGAATGCCTTCTGAGGTGTAGTACCTGCATTAGGAACGTCAAAGATATGAGATACATCTGTTTGAATACCAGCGTTGACTGTATTAGTCAAGTTAGCTTCATAAGCATGTAGATCATACTTGTCATCTAGTACAAACTGATAGAGATCGATCTCAACATCCTTATCGATGCTGTCAGTCTCAGATGCATAGATGTAGATACCAGATGCTGCATTTTCCTTGGAAGTTGCAAGCATCAATCTGGTTTGATCACTACCATCGAAGAATGATGTGCCGCCGTAGTTCTCAGGTTGTGTTACTCTACCAGGAGCGATGACGTAGTATGTTCTGTTTGTCTCGAAACCATTAGGTAGTCTAACAAGACGCTTATCAACATCAACATACTTACCAGTTGTAGTATCGAAACGTGGACGTGGAACCAATCTGACTGGTGTACCAGTTTCAAAGTCATGTGGGTTAGAAGGACCAGCACCAGTGATGTCAATCGTAAAGACTGTAGCTCTAGATGCTAGAAGTGCAGTGTTAACTGTCTGTTCCTGTCTAGTAACTGTTCCTAGACCACTGTTAATAATTGTGGTAATGTTACCAATAAGAGTTTCAATTGCGTTAGCAGTACCAGAACACTCTCTGTTAGTTGGAGAAACTGTAGTGTCTTGAATGACCTCTTCACCAGTTCCTGCAGGACCAACAATCTTAGTTGTAGGTAGTGTATCTGCCCAGATACCTTTCTCATATACAAAGTATAGTTCAGTGCTGTTGCTAGTCTGTAGAGCATTAACAGTATTGCCCTCATTTAATCTAGAACCATTGACACCAAGTTCAATCTGAGTATTGCTAATAATATTCTTGACATATGTACCAGCAGGGATGTTAGATACCAACTGAGTTGAACCAGACTGTAGTAGTCCGTTGACATATGCAGGACTGACTGGATCAGTGTCATCATATTCCTTGACACTCATACCAATGATGATGCCACGAGTATCGTTAACATCGACGATTGCACTACCAGCAGTTGTGGAGCAGTTGTATGCGAGAACATCGAAGTTTCTCATGGCAGCAGTTGCCATCTGTCCGACGTAATCCCATGCATCTAGAGTCTCGGTCTTCTCGCCGTCAATATACTCTAGGTTGTTACCAACATAGTATGCTTCACCTGCTTGGATACTGTTGAGGTTACCACCAAGTCTGAGGTCATTAACAACAGCGTCAACAATGTAAGTAACGTCACGGAAACACTTAGATGCTTCGTTGTTGATTGTGAAGTCGCCAGTGTTAAGAGGAGGTAGATCAGCAAGTGTACCACCAACGATTGCATCCTGTAGAATATCAAAGAGAACTTCGATAGAACTACGGACGTTAGCACAATCCCACTCACCATTGTTTAGAGGTGGTAGGTTGTCAAGGTTACCATCATTGAGAGAGTTGCATGTAATGTCAATCAGTGCGTTGACAGTAGCTAGAACGTCAGAGCAGTTACCATCAGCATATGCAGCAGGTCTGTACTTACCAGCAGATCTAGGATATGCATGAGTAGTTACGTTCTGATCCTTAGTACACTTGAAGATGAGAGATTCATCCTTAAGTTTAACGCTAGTACCAGCAGGTAGACTGTGGTTACCAATCGTTAGAGCAATAGAACCAGTTGCAGGATCATATACTGCGTTAGATACGTTCCATTCTACGAGAGGAGATGTACCAACGTTGATTGTGATTGAAGTTGCAGTAACAGAAGTTGGGTTAACATTCTGACCAGCAACAGGGTCAGATCCAGCACGAGGATAAGTCTTAGTGGTTGCATCTCTACCCATGTCACAAGAGAATGTGAGTGAGTTATCATCGAGAGATAGCAGATCACTTGTAGTTACACCATGTGCAGATCCGAAGAATAGAGTTAGATCTCCAGATGTAGCATTGTATGTTGCATTGATTGGAGTGATCTGAGCACCGTTAACAACATTAACTGCACCCGCTGCAGCACTTACAAATGTGTGAGGATAGTTACCACCAGATACTACAGCGCCAGCAGTAGCTGCGATGAATGTATGTGGGTATTGATCCTGTGATGCAGATGCACCAACATTAAGTGTGATAGATGTAGCAGTAGTGCTGATGATATTGAGTGCCTTGTTCCATGCAGGATCAGGACCGTCAGGAGTAGTTCTGGTTACACCGTTGAGGTTACCTACGCCACCATCATTACCAATTGCTTGAATGATGATACCCATGAGAGTATCAACAGCAGCGACAGCAGAACCACACTTAGGTAGTAGTTCAGTTGCATCCCAGTCCTCTACGATTGTAGTATCAATGACCTGAGTCTTGGTGTTAGCAGCATCAGTAGTTACAGTCTCATTCTTGATAACCTGCATTGCGATGTTCTTAGCTTCAAGCATTACCTTGGCAGCTTCATCACGCTCAGCATCAATGAATGTTTCTACAGTAGTACCGTCTCTGTAGTCATAGTTAGTGACATAGATCTTAGCAGCATCGTATGTCTTGTAGTTACCACCAAACTTAACATCCCACATGACTTCCTTAAGGACGCTAACAACGTCATCCTTACAATCCTGTGCAGTATTATCTGCCTGTGGTGTGTAAGAAGGATATGCAGCAAGCATACGAAGATATGCTTCTTCTGCAATAAAGTCTAGGTTAGACATTACCATGTCATGTGCATCACACTCGATGTCACCTACGATTGGTGGATCACCTGTCTGATCTAGTGTAATGTTAAGGTCACGATCATAGTATTGGTTGTTCAATGCACGCTGCATTAGATCTTCAGCACGCTTGAATGCAGTGATAGAAGGTCCAACCTCAGCGTCAACACCATTAGCAATTAACTGGTTATTGTTGAAGTATTCCTTAGTTGCAGCGATAGTAAACTCGTTACCACCAAACCAGAGATCCTGTGCAACAGCATCAACAACAATAC